GTGAAGAAGCACAAGTTAGATAACAAATATTCACTTATTCAAAATGGTGAGAAGATTAAATTCTGTTATTTGAAAAAACCAAATATCATTCATGAGAATATTATCTCATTTATTCAAGACTTTCCTCATGAGATCGGTCTTGACAAATATATCGATCACGATCTACAATTCGACAAGTCATTCTTAGAACCTCTCAAGATTATTCTTGATGCAATCGAATGGAATGTTGAGAAAACTGTAAACTTAGAACTATTTTTTTCCTAATGGATTTACCTATCAACAACAAAGAACTTGCCACCATAGTAAGTGCGTTACACTTAGGTGGCGATACTGCGTTGTATCAAAAACTTAAGTTGGTCAAAGAAACCATAGATGAAAATCCCGGTGGCCCATATAAGAAAATACTTCGTGAATCTCATGGTATGGTTATCTAATGTTTTACAAAAAATTGAGTCTTGTAACGGGTGGCTTTGATCCCATCCACAGTGGACATATATCATACTTTGCAAGAGCAAAAGACTTCTCAGATTTTCTAGTTGTTGGAATCAACACTGAGGAATGGTTGACAAAAAAGAAAGGACAATACTTTCAGTCATGGAAAGAGAGAGCAGAAATTATTCGTCATTTAAGAATGGTGGATGCTGTTATCACTGTGCCTGATGATGATAAGGGATCAGCCTGTGGTGCGATTGAGAAATGTTTAGAGATTGCAGATGAAGTTATTTTCTGTAATGGAGGTGACAGAGGCAAAGGTAACACACCAGAACTTGACAAATTTAAAAATAATGATAGAGTAAAGTTTGAATGGGGTATCGGTGGTGAAGATAAAATGAACAGTAGTTCATGGATTCTACACGGATACTTTGAAAGACAAAAAAAATTATTGGGCATATGAATTGTTGGCATTGTGGCACTGAACTGATATGGGGATCAGATTTTGATGGTGCAGATTATGGGTGTGAAGAGGAATACTCTATTGTAACTAATCTGACTTGCCCTAAATGTGAATCTTTTGTACAAGTTTATTACCCAAATAAAGAAAATTAATTATGGATTTTTTGAAAGAAATAGTAAAAGAGATCGGAGATGACTTCACCCAACTCGCATCAGACATTGACGAAACTGAGGTCTTTATTGACACAGGTTCGTACATTTTTAACGGCCTTATATCAGGCAGTATATTTGGCGGTGTATCTAACAACAAGATTACTGCTATTGCTGGTGAGAGCAGCACTGGAAAGACTTATTTTTCCCTTGCTGTTGTCAAAAACTTTTTGGATACTAACCCTGATGGGTATTGTCTCTATTTTGACACTGAAGCAGCCGTCAATAAAGGATTATTGGAGTCTCGTGGAATTGATACGACACGGTTGGTTGTTGTGAATGTCGTAACAATTGAAGAGTTTCGTGGAAAAGCACTCAAGGCAGTTGATATATACCTTAAGACAAAAGAAGAAGATCGCAAACCTTGTATGTTTGTACTAGATTCTCTTGGTATGTTGTCAACGGAGAAAGAAATAAGAGATGCATTAGATGATAAACAAGTTCGTGATATGACCAAATCACAACTTGTTAAAGGAGCATTCAGAATGCTTACACTTAAACTTGGTCAAGCAAATATTCCACTTATAGTTACAAATCACACTTATGATGTCATCGGATCTTATGTCCCGACTAAAGAAATGGGAGGAGGCTCTGGTCTCAAGTATGCCGCGTCTACGATCATTTATCTCAGCAAAAAAAAGGAAAAGGATAAGACAGAGGTTGTTGGAAACATTATTAAAGCTAAGACGGCTAAAAGTAGACTCTCAAAAGAAAATAAACAAGTAGAGATAAGACTTTACTTTGATGAAAGAGGTCTTGATAGATACTACGGTCTTCTTGATTTGGGAGAACTTGGTGGTATGTGGAAGAATGTTGCCGGTAGATATGAGATCGATGGCAAGAAAATATATGCAAAACAAATTTATGCCGAACCGGAAAAATACTTTACACAAGAAGTATTAGATAAATTAGACGAAATCTCAAAAACTACATTCTTATATGGAACGAATTGAAACTACAATTCTTCGTAATCTTGTTTTTAATGAAGAATTTGCTCGTAAAACAATTCCATTTATTCAATCTGATTTCTTTGAAGAAAGAAGTGAAAAGATTATATTCGATGAAATTGTTTCTTTTATTACAAAATATGATTCTGCTATAACTCTTGAAGCACTTAACATTGAGGTAGAAAATCGAACAGACTTAACAGCAGAAGAAGTTAAAAATATTAATGATATCAGTAAAGAATTAAATGACTCACCTATAGATCATCAATGGTTATTAGATACGACTGAGAAGTGGTGTCGTGATCGTGCAATTTATCTTGCCTTGATGGAGTCAATTCATATCGCTGATGGTGAAGATGATAAAAGAAATCGTGATGCGATTCCTTCAATTCTTTCTGATGCACTTGCTGTTTCTTTCGATAACAATATTGGACATGATTATATACTCAACTCTGATGATAGATATGAATATTATCACAGAACAGAAGATAAGATACCTTTTGATCTTGAATACTTTAATAAAATTACCAAAGGCGGTTTACCGAATAAGACTTTGAATATTGCACTGGCTGGTACAGGTGTTGGTAAATCTTTATTCATGTGTCACTTCGCCAGTTCAGTTTTACTTCAAGGAAAAAATGTTTTATACATTACATTAGAAATGGCAGAGGAGAAAATTGCTGAAAGAATTGATGCAAACTTACTAAACACTGCGATACAAAATCTAAGTGATCTTCCTAAACCAATGTTTGATAAAAAGGTTGCAAAAATATCAAAGAAGACACAAGGAACACTAATTATCAAAGAATATCCAACCGCATCTGCACATTCAGGACACTTTAAAGCATTACTTAATGAATTGGCATTGAAAAAATCTTTTAAACCTGATATAATATTTGTAGATTACTTAAACATTTGTGCCTCCTCTAGATACCGTGCCAACACATCAATCAACTCGTACTCCTATATTAAAGCGATTGCGGAAGAACTCCGTGGTCTTGCTGTTGAAGCCAATGTTCCGATACTTAGTGCAACACAGACGACTCGTAGCGGGTTTGCTTCTTCTGATGTTGATCTCACCGATACCTCTGAATCCTTTGGTCTTCCTGCTACTGCTGATCTTATGTTTGCCCTCATCTCAACCGAAGAACTCGAAGGGTTGAACCAGATCATGGTCAAACAATTAAAGAATAGATATAATGATCCTACAATATACAAGAGATTTATTGTAGGTATCGATCGTGCAAAGATGAGATTGTATGACTGTGAACAAAAGGCACAAGAAGATGTGCTTGACTCAGGAACTAAAGAAGATTATAATGAAGAGAAAGCACCTAAGAAATCCTTTGCGGAGTTTAAATTTTAATGGTTCTACCTAGTCATTTTTATCCATACTGGACAGTCTATGATGGACTTGGTAAAAAATATTGTGATTGTAGTCACAAAGAATATGCAATCAAAACACTTGAGTTACATAAGAATGAAGGATTCACCTATAAACAAATCAATGAACCTAAACCTTTGCCACCACATATTGTTGACGTAACTGCTGAAACAGAACTACAATTACCTGGCCAACAAGGTCTCCCAAAAGCAAAAGAAAGACTTCCTTTTGATCCTATTATGCAAAATTTACCACAAAGCAATTCACAAATAATTTAACTATGAATGATAAAACTATTGACTTTGATAAGTATGCTCTATTCGTGGATGGTGTCACATCCGATTCCAGTAAAGATTATAAATCTTTTCTTGATAGTATTGAATATCTTGACGGAGAGGGTTCCAATATTCAACGGCTTCTTACTGCTGCTGTTGGCATTAGTGCTGAAGGTGGTGAGTTTATGGAGATCGTTAAGAAGATGTTGTTCCAAGGCAAACCTTGGACAGATGACAATCGAGACCATCTTATTATTGAGTTGGGTGACGTTCTCTGGTATGTAATGCAAGCATGTAAAGCATTAGACATTTCAATTGAAGAAGTTGTAGTAGGTAATGTTGAGAAGTTAAAGAAGAGATATCCGGGTGGAGAGTTTAATGTGTATAAATCTGAAAACCGAGCAGCCAATGACAGATAAAGATACAATGATTACTGTTTATCAAGCAGAAATTGAAGTTCTTCAGAATGAGAACAACCAATTAAGAGCACAAGTTGCGTTCTTAAAAGAACAACTTACTTACAAAACTTTTGGAAAACCATGCTATAATGATAATGTAACCGATAAATAGTTGGAGCAACTCTAA